GCCTGTTTTTTCTTTTCAGATAGCATTCTTTTAGTACCTCTAACTTTTTCCTTGTCTCCTGTAGGAATATTGTTGAAAGAACCGTCAGCAGTAGTCTTAGATCTTGGATCTATTTCTACATTTTGACTTGGAACTGCCATTTGTTTTGCTTTTTTATAGTTCATCATAGTTTTTTACCTTTACTAGTTTATATTAGCATTATTTTTTTTTGCAAGACTTACTCCTGCTCTTAATTCTGCTAATTCTTCGTTCTGATCCATCTTATCTTCAGCTAAATCTCTTGCTTGCATTAATTTTGCTCTATCAAAGTCAGCTTTTGTTTGATCAGCTTCTCTTTTTCTTTCATTTTCCATTGCTCTTAGGTCAACTTCACGTGATTTTAACTTCAATAATGGGTCAGAATCAAATTGTGAAGTAATTTCGTTCTCTTCTTTCATAAATTCTTCTGTCATTTCAGCAATTAACACCGCTTTTCTTGCTTCAATTTCATTATTTAACATCTGTAACTGTTGTTGTATCTGTGGATCCATAGCAGCCATTTGTTGCATTTGCTGTATTTGTTGCATTTGTTCTCTAAACTCCATTTGAACTTGTTCTTGAGCCATAATTGAAATGTGTTCAAGTATATTTTTTTGTATTGCAGCCATAACAGGTGGATTATTTCTTACCATATTAGTTGACATAAAATTTAAATGAGCTGTAATGTGTGCTCTGTGATCTTGACCTGGAAATGCTTGAAAAGGTTTACCACCTAAAGCATCAATATGTTCTAAACTTGGATCTTTTGGTGCAGGTGGAGAAGGAGGTGGTAGAACTGCATCTACATCTTTGACTCCAATCGCATTATACATGTTTTTATATATTTGATACATGTTGTGAAGTTGTGGGTTACTTGTTGCAATTTGCATTTGTGTTTGAGCAAGTGTAATTCTTTGAGACATTGAAAATATATTTGGATCAGCCACTGGTATAACATCTACTCTATCATCAAAATCTGCTTGTTTAATATTTCTTTGACCACCAACAACATCATATGGATATTCTGGAGGTAGATATTGTGAAACTATTTTAGCTAGTAGTCTAAATTCATTTTTCATTGCTGCATAACATCTTTTATGTATTGCAGACATAACACGTGAACCTCTTTCAAGTAATGCAACTGTAGTCCCAACTGCAGCACCTTGGTTACCATCACCCACTTGCATATCAGCAATAGCCGCGAACCTTTGACCTGCTTGTACAACGGTTCCTAATAATTGAAGAAGTGTTGGACTTGGTTCTTTATATGGTAATGGAAAGAATGCATCACGTAAAGATCCACCTGGTGCATCAACATCTTTAAACTCACCTGGTTGTATTGGTGACGCCTCATCTCTAACTCTTACACCACGCTGTTTAAATCCAGCAGGTAAGTTAGCTAAAGTTCCAGCATCTAATAATTGTCTTAGTGCAGCTGTTGCTGTTCTTGACAGTCCACCAATCATGTGAATTAGACCGAACCCATAAAAACCTAAACCTGGTAAAAATTTAAAATGCACAAAATAATTAATTTTATTTTTCTTTACATCTTCTGGAGCGTAGTTTCTTCTTATAGATAAAACTGATCTGTTTCCTTCTTCAACAGTTACAATGTAAGGAAGTTTAATTCCAGTGGGTTCTTTATCTTCTCCTATATCTTCAAAACCTTCCAAGTCTAAATTAACATGACACTCTAACAAAGTATAAACAGGTTCATTTTTACCTGTTTTTTTAGTTCCTTCTAGTTCACGTTCTTTTTTTTCTAGCTCGTTGTTTGAATCAGTTCCTGGAGGACCTAACTCTACGTCTCTATAAAAACCAGACACTTGTTGTTTTCTTAATTCATTTTCTGAAATTTTCACGGTATGAATAACTGCCTCCGCATCATCTAATGAGGTAGCTGTATACGGGACAACTAATTCATCCGCTGGTACAAACTTTGATACCGCTCTTCCGAGTGGCACATCGTAGTAAACTTTTTTAAATGTAGAACCTGCAAGTGGTAAATGAAATAACATAGAATCAAACTCAGATTCGTATTCTTTAATCTGATCCATAATTAAATAATTCATAAAATCTTTAACACGTTGTGATTGTTGTTCTGTTTGTGGATTTTTAACTCCAATAATTTGTGTTCTTACTGGTCCATCACTTGGCAATAATTCTTTGTAAGCTTGCGCTTGAAATTGTGTTACTGCTTCTGCAAGAACTGGGTGAGTTGCACCTGAAGCTCCTTGAAAAGGTTCAGTTCTATTTTCATATTTAAAACCTAATAAATCTAACCCTGTTCTATAAGACTGTTCCCATTCTTTTCTAGATGATTTGTAGTCCATGTAATTTTGAACCATTTCATTTCCAATAGGTTCTAAAATATCATCAGGTAAAATATCGGCTAAGTTATCAAAGTGTGATTCTGTTCCAGGTACATTAATTGCACCGGGTTCAAAGTCTAATGTAACGCCACCATCTTCTTCTGGGATAACCTCTACAGGTCCTTTTTCAATATCTTCTTCCTGAACACTAACTTCTTCTGCCATCTCTTCTTCTGAAGGGATATCTATTTTTGTACGAGTGTTAGGGAGTCCTTTATCTATATCTGCCATTTATTACTCCTATATCTTCTTAACACGATTAAATAGACCTAGCAACCCTTGTGAGTTTGGTCCTGATTCTGGTGGTGGGCCTGATCTATCTCCTGCCATTTTAGCGATACCACCGCCTGCATAACCCCTAAGATTGGTAATGAGATTATCATATTCCATTTGTTGTTGTTCTTGATCTGGGATTTGATCTATTCGTAAACTTTCTTTTCCAGATTCTTTAGCACCTTTAGCTGTTCCTTCAACAATTGCTCCCATAACACCGAGTGGTTGAGCAACTCTAGCAACTTTCAAAGCTGTTGGAACACTCACACCTAAATTTAATACTCGTTGTGCTATTTTTTGTGCTGCTCTATTTTTCATCCCTTTAGTTGCACCAATTGTACCTTTAACAAGTTCTGGTGCAAAAGCTGCTTCTGTTGAAAGAAAGAATCTATCTAGTGGATTTGTTAAATCATATCCACCACCTGCTGTTGTTATACCTGCAATTCCTGTGGGACCAAACCCTGCACCTAAAAGTCTACCAGCTATATTTCTTCCTTTTTTAGTGCCTAATGTTGCGGCTGCAGTTGTTCCTACCGCTGCTTCGGGTAAAATACTTTTACCATCCGCTGTTAATGATTCGTCAGCTAAAGCAAAACCTGTTCCAGATAAAGTTCCAAGACCAACTAAAGCACCTACTTTACCACCTTTACCTATAAGGTTTTTAAATCTGTTTTTAACTATACCTTGAAAAGATTTATTATCTAATTTTTTAGATATATCTACAAGAGAATCTCTATCTGCAGGGACTTCAAAAGAATAACCATATTTTTTATAGTGTGCATCAAACAGATCTTTATATTGATTATATATTTTTTTATTTTTAATTGTCTGTGAAGGTGGTTTAAAAGATACTTTAAGACCTCTAACTTTTTTTGCAGGGTTATTTACATTTGCTTTATTTTCAAACTCTGTAACAGCAGTATTATATCTTTTTTGTAACTCTACTCTTTTAGGATCGTTTTTATCTAAACTAATTAATTGTCTTTCCAAGATACTTTTATTTTTATCAATACCAGAACCTTTTATATTTGAATTAAAGTCTCCCCCTAATATCTGCCCAAATACTGCATACGGTCCAGAACCTCTTCTCATACTACTTGTAATACCAGCAATTTCATCTACTGCTAAAACACCTTTTAATTCTGGAATAATATCTTGAATTTTTTTTAAAATATTTCTTCTTAAATTTGGAAGTTTTTGATCCAACTTCATTAATTTTTGAAAACGATTTTCAAAAATTTCTCTAGATCTAGCTTTTTTTATTCCACCAAAAGCTTTAGTTTTATTTTCTATTCCTGGCTGACTTAAATAATTATCTGCTAGTTTTTTATATTTAGAGTTATTTCTTAATTTTTCTGCTAGATCTACTAATCTACTTTCAGATAATGTAGGGTCTAATTTAGTAATTCTACTAATATCAGAAATAGTTGGAAACTTACCTTCCTCTAATTTTTTTATAATTTTTGGATCTTTTAATATTTTAACAACGTCTTTTTGAACATTAGTAATTTTATTAGAAGTTCCTGTTGGAAGTTTAATATTATATTTTTTTTCATAAAAAGGTATACTTCTTTGTGGATCACCTAAACCTTTATCTACAAACGCATTTCTGATGTTTTTTGCTGTTGGTTTAATTCCAAAATCTTTTTCAAAATCTTTTACATAATTATCTATTTTTTTTAATTTTTCTGTATCTGTACTTAACGTCGAATCTTTTTTTAAAGGGTATTTTTTATATTTAGATTTATTTTTTAAAAAATCTTTTGCTTTTTCTTCGGTATCAAAATAGATATAATCTTTACCATATTTTTTTACATTAGGAATCTTATCTTCTTTAGTTCTTCCTACTGCTCTTACACCAAATAAATTTTCGTTTTCTAACTTTCCTTTTACTATTTCTGCTTTTTTATATTTTGGTCCATCTTTAAATCCAAGTCGTCCGCCATCATTAAACATAGGTCGTGATTCTTGGACCGTGGAGCTTGGACCATCGTCATCGTAGATTGAAGTAAAGTCAGTT